CTACTGGAAGCCCGACAATTACAACTTCTGGCGGATTCAAGATTTACACCTTTAACGACTCTGGAACAATTATCTGGTAAAATTATGGGATATTTTGCACACATTAACGACCTTGGCATTGTGGAGAAAGTTATTTCAATCAATAATTTAGTGCTTGGCGAGCCTGCCAATACTTTTCCAGGCACTGAACCCATTGGAGTTGATTTTATTTCCAATACCCTTAAATTCGGTGAATCATGGAAACAGACAAGCTACAATAAGTCTTTTAGGAAAAACTATGCTGGAATTGGTTATACCTACGATCCTACAAGAGATGCTTTTATAGCCCCAAAACAATATCCATCATGGATTCTTCATGAAGAAAGTTGCACTTGGAAGGCTCCAATTGAAAAGCCAGAAGGAAGCTGGTATTGGGATGAGGAAACAATTAGCTGGAAGGAAATAACAAATGACCCTAACTGAAATCGCCCAATATGCAGGCGAGAAGATCGGCAAGACCGATGCCGATACACTCACGTTCCTGCAGAAGTCAGCCAGTCTAAACTACAGGCGGGTATGGAACTTTGCACCATGGCGTGAAAGCATCACAAACTCGACCTACTCAGTTTCAACCGCAACCAGGACAGTGTCGCTTGGCTCCCTGGTCGAAAATCCTTTGTCCGTAGCCTACGGAGACAGTGAGCTCATGTCTGTCGACCTTCAGACAATTGTCAGTCAAGACGCCGACTTGCTGGACTCGGACAGGACCGGGACTCCGACTCAGTACTACTTTAAGGGCCGGAACACGTCCGGAACAGCAGAGATCGACTTGTACCCGCTACTCAACACGACCAGCACAACTGCATTGAAGGTAATAGAAAAGGTCACTTGCGTCACAAGGCAGAACAGCATTGTCGAGTTTCCTCCGAGCGCAACGGCACTGACCGATGAGCTCAGGTTGCCACACGTCCATCATGTAGTCCTTGCCCTTACCCATGCAGACGCACTTGAACGAGAGAGGCAGTACGCAAAGGCCCAATCTGTAGTATCGACCGCAAATGCTGACCTTGCTCAAATGGCTCAGTACGAAATGAGTCAGGTTGGAGGAATAAAGGCTATCACTCCGTCTAGCCTTGGTGAATATAGCATTACAGACATAGCGGTTTAATCCATGCCATACTTCCAGGATAATTTGGATGACGTCCTCTCATTCGATGGGATAAGGAATTTTGTCGGAGGACAGGCTAGCGGGTTGCAGTCGGATCTCTTAGCAGACAACCAGGTTCAGCAATTATATAACATGACCCTTTCTCCAAAGGGAAATCTTGAGACCCGGGTTGGGACTGCAAGTTTTGCAACCGGAGCAACCAGCGGGACAGGATCTGTTGGCGGAATGCGGTACTACGAGACCGGATCTACGTCCCAATTATTATCCGTAGCAGGCGGAAGATTTTACAGCATCAATTCCGGCGGAACCGCAACATTGAGTCCTGCAGATTTGACATGGGTTGCCACAACAAGTTCATTCGGAACAACAACACAAAAATGGTCTAGCGGATATTCTATTAGTTCTGCAGTTGAAGTTCAGATGGCTCAGTTTAACAACAAGATGTACCTGGCAGACGCCGACGGTGATCTCCACTATTGGGACGGAGATATTGTAGTAAGGCAGGGTGGCAAGGTTAGGGCGATCACGATAACTAGCGCAGGCACTGGATATACAAGCGCGACTGCAATCGTAACAGGACCACAATGGGGCGGACAATTCCCCACGCTTATCACTCAGGTCGCAGGAGGCGCCGTCACAGGGGTAACCGTCGTCGATGGAGGATCTGGATATTCCGAAGCTCCAGTTGTGACCATTATTGGGAACGGATCTGGGGCAACGGCGACTGCGACCGTAAGTCCGCCCCCGCAGAATTTAAGACTTTTAATAAACACGGAAAACAGGCTTTTTGCGGTTGGGGCTGGAGACACTAGGAACACGCTTTATGCGTCGGACATTCTAGACCCATCGATATGGGATCTCACAAACAGCATCGTTGTGAACGGAGACGATGGGGACCAAATCACAGCAATCGTTCCGTACTACAAAAACAGGATTATTGTGTTCAAGAAGCGCAGGGTTTTCCAGGTTGACATTCCGTACGACGCGACAACGGCGGCGGATTGGGTTGTGTCAATCATTTCAAATAATACCGGATGCGTAGCGAGTGGAACAGCGGTGCAAGTGAGTAGCGATATCCTGTTTTTATCCGACAACGGAATTCGGTCCCTAGTCCGCTCGGTTTCCGACGATTTCAGTTCGGTCGGTGTGCCAATTTCAGAGATTGTTAAAGATGTCATCCAAACCATAAATACTGACTTTGTAAGAATTTCGACAGCAATTTATTATGACAACAGATATTTCCTGTCAGTTCCAACAGGATCAAACAACTTCAACGATACTCTCATAGTTTACAACACGGTGCTTGGAGCATTTGAAGGCACCTGGAGCCCACAAATTATGCAGTTTGCTCTTACAAACTTCGACCAGGCAGGAACTAGGGCAATGTTCAAGAAGTTGAACGGAGTTATTGAGCGCTATGCTGGATACAAGTCTCCATCTGGGACAGTCTCGGCGGACTACCAGGACGCCGGAACTAGCTACGAGTCCTACGTGCGAACCAAGGACTTTAATTTTGGCGACGCGTTTGCGCTAAAATACGGATCGCATTTCGAGGTCATTTTTGATGACTCATTCTCAAGCAGTGCCAACATCTTTATTCAAAGAGATGTAGACACTGGCGACATTAGCGTTCAGTCCGGACTAAACATTGCGAGTGCGGTTTTGACTCTTCCGTTTATCCTCCCGGCTGCGCTTCCTGTTTCCGTGAAAAAGCGGATTGCCAGCGATCTGCGCAAGTACGAGAAGTGGCGCTTGTTGAATATTAAGATTTCAAGTACGGCCAACAAGATGGCGATTCGCCAAATTATTGCGGCCGCAAACCCGGACACGATCGAGATTCAGAAGGTAATATGACCGCTATAGAATACATTGAAGCGTCCGGGGTGCCGGAGGGAATGTGGCACAACCTAGCTGATTGGTTTAATTGGTTTGAGAGGCAGGGCATGGTCGGCATTGTTAATGACCATGATGGCATCGCCGGGGTGGCTCTAGCCAGGTGCCTTAAAGAGGGCCAGAAGCCTGACCACTACGTTCACTCTGAGGATGGGGACAATGTCTTTGTAGACTTGACGGTGTCCTCAAAGGGTGCTATCTCCTTGAGGTGCCTGTTGCTTCTCCTTTGGGAGCGTTTTGGCATTCGTAAGCGTATTACGTTTAACCGTTCTGGAAGATACAGGAGTTATGACTATATGAATTTTATGAAAAAGGCAAGGGTCTAATGGGTGGCTCACCTTCTATTCCCGCGCCCCCTCCCCCGCCCGATCCCGCGGCCGTAGCGCAGGCCAATGCCGAGGCGTACAAGAAAAATATTGAGACGTACATGGAGAAGGCTCCTGGCATGGCCGAGCTAGAGAACAAGCTACGAATTCAGTACATGCCCCAACAACGTTCCTTGGAGCGCCAATTGTCGGCACTTGACCAGCAGGCCGGGGTACAGGCCGGAATGCAACTTGAGCGTCAGTACGGACCGCAACGTACCCTGGAAGGACTGCGCAGGGCCTACGAGACTAGCCCACAGGCGTATGCTTTAAATCGCGGATTAGGAGACCAGATGACCCGCCAGTTCGAGCGCCTATACGGAACTAGCCCATACGCATCGGTCGAGCAGAATGTCGCAGTCAACAGGCAACCAGGACCGTTTGATTTTTATGGTACGGTTGGAACAAACATTGGCAATCCAGACCTAACTGTTGGGACTAAATAATATGGCTACTTACGATAGAATACAGTACAGCGTAGATAAAGATGGAAATATAGTAGAGAAAGTCAAGCAATGGGATGATCGTCAATGGGGAAGACGTTGGGAAATAAACGGAGTTGTTGGATCAGCAGCAAATCCAGACGCTTTCTTTTCAGAGCTTGAAAGAAAAGAAGGAGTTGATCGATCTACGGCAATACAAAAAAGTAATGAAGTAAAGATAGCGAAACTTCAGGAGAGTGTTGATAAGCAACTTACTGATGAGACAAGCAAAAACTCACTTGCTTCTCAAATACGAGAATTGACCGCTGGTGGAGGTGGAATGCAAAATCCTAATGCTGGCCCAGCCTTTAACCAAGCCTTATCCCAACTTTCCGCTGGGCGTAACTACGGATCGTCTGACCTTGGCTCAATGCTAAACTTCCAAGTATCCGACAATCAGATCGTTGACGATTACAATAACTCAAAGCTATCCCGCCTAAACAGCGTGATTGAGCGTGGCAACACGCAGATTGCTGGCATTCAAGAGCGTCTAAATGCGGCCAATCAGCTATTAGCTGGCTTACCCGCTGGTGACGCTCGCAGGACTGGTTCAGAAGTATTCATCAAGCAACTTGGTGATGACTTAAAAAGCGTAACTAGCGCAGTTACTGAAGCGCAGAATATGCAAAAGAATTTTACGCCTATTACGATGGATAGCCCCGAAGGGTTGAGAGAGATCACATCGTTCAGATCTTTCGTCCAGCTGCCCGAAGAACGCGCTTCTCAGCAACTTTATCAGATTGATCCGGATTCTTACAGGACAGCGGTTAGTCTGGGCAGGCAGTACAGGGATATGGCTACCCAACCGCTTGGGCCCACAACCACTCCCGAGACAGAGCAACTTCGCAGGACAATTGAAGATGAGGCAATCAATCAGCTTCAACTTGGATCTACGATTGGTGCGGAAGAACGTCGCGGGTACGAGCAGGCAATCCGCGGAGCTCAAACTGCCCGGGGCAATATCTTTGGTCTCGGACCAGCAGTGCAAGAAGCCGCGCAGATCGGCGCAGCCGGGGAACAGCGCAAGCTGGCTCGGTTTGGGGCCGCGCAACAGTTCCTTGGTTCCGGCGAAACCTCCGGAGCAGCCAGAGCTCGCGATCTATTGCTTCGTGAAGGCGTCCAACAGAATAGGCTTGGGGCCGCGGCTGGATTTATTGCGGGAGGACCCAGCATTGGCAATCTAGCCCAAGCCAGGACAGCACAACAGCAAGGCGCGATGCAGGGCTACATCCAGGCGAATCAAGCGCTACCAGGTGGATTCAATCAGCAGGCGTCTACTGCCTCTCCGTTCTACCAGGCAGTTGATCAAAACATTCCTGTCGCCCTTACTCAGGCGTTTAATGATCTTTATCGTTCGCAATCTAATTACCAGGCCAGCACATACGGAGCCCAGGTTGGAGCGCAGGCCCAGGTTGATAGCGCGTACTCTACTCCAAACTATATAACCGCTGGAGCAGGCTTACTTGGCAAAGCAATTCCTGGAGGAATATTCTGTTGGGTAGCTAGAGAGGTTTACGGAGAAGATAATCCCAAGTGGCTACAATTTAGAGAGTGGATGCTGACCAAGGCGTCTGACAACCTGAGAAATTTCTACACTGAGTATGGAGAAAGAATTGCGGAGTCGATACGCAATAAACCAAAAATCAAGTCCATTATCCGCAAGTGGATGGACAGCAAGATAGGATAATTTTATGGCAGGACCAAGACCATTAATTCCGATGCCGGGCGAGGCAGAAGAGTACAGAAAAGAAGATGCTCGCCAGGCGATGGAAGATCAGGATCGCGCGCTTCGAGTTGAAATGCTCAAACAAAGACTCTATCCAGAGCAGGAGGCGAAGAGGGTTGGGCAAGCATTGATGGCATCGAGTGATCCTGTCGAGCAGGCTGCGCTAATGAATAGGCTGGCAGAGACTACAGGAACAAGGGCAGCGCCCGGCACAAGCATCGTAGTTCCCGCCGGACTTCCAGAAGAGCTTGTTGACTCCTACGTCGATCGTCAGGTCAACAAGGTTAAGTACTACAAAGAAAAGGCGATGATGGAGCAGGACCCCGAGAAGCGCAGAATTATGATGAACGTTGCGGACGCCGGGGAGAAAGCCCTTGTCGCCAAGGGCAAGGAGTTGACGCAGGCAGATTTTGCGTTTGAGTCAAACATCCGCGAGGCATATCGCATGGCAGACGAGCTCGAGAATACTGTCAAAAAGTACGGAAATTTTGAAACTATGGACCCAGAGGGGTCCGCGACACTAAAGCAAATTCCGTACCTATTCGCAGTGTCTCTTGCGAAAGTTCTTGATCCTGGATCTGTAGCAAGAGAAGGCGAAGTCGAGTCAGCCAGGAAGTTTGCTATTCCGATGGGAACGACTCCTGTATCTGTTGGTTTCAATAATCCCCTCACAGGGCCAACCACAGCAACGACACTCGCTGCGATTAAGAGCATGAGGACAAGACTGAAGGCAAGGGCTGAAGACTATAAGAGCATTGCTGGAAGAACCGTTGAGTTGCCCAAGTCGAACTTGGACGATCAATCGCAGGGCCAACAAGCCGGGCAGGCTGGACAACAGCAGATGCCACAACAACCCGCACAACGTCCAATGAGTCCTACCGGATTCGGCGGATACGATCCTCGCACCCG